GATCTTAGGCAAAGAGGGTATTATTTGGAGACAGGGAGATCTTATCGCTGATTATTGATGCTATCTTACCATAAAGATCGGTCACGGTTTCGTTATTTTCTATGACATGATCAAAGTTTGTCCCTACCCAGGCAGTTTCTGAGGCATGTATTTTACGCATTTTAAGATCTTGTACAGCCCAGTTATGACCTTTATTGGCTTCTACAGCTACATCGTACCAATCGGGCAATTCTCCCCTTTGAACCCAAATAATCTTTCCACCAGCGTTTCGAATACTTTGGATTTCGTTAGGGAATCGACAATCTGAAATTACTACACTGTCTTTACTATTACGAAGTTTGTTTTCTAGGCTGGCAATCCAGATATCATCGTGGAATGCTTTGCGGCATACTTCTGTGCCCCAGTACTGCAATACCCATCGAGGAGTAAGTGTTGGCATGTCCAGGCGCTCTGCCCACCACGGATCTATTTGTTCACGCCATTCACGAGCTTCTTTGGTTCTACCCTCCAAAAGTGTCCGGTCCCATCCAAACACTGCGCTTACAGCGTCTTTAAGAGTCGAGGCGAAACTTTCCCTCCGAAACTCGTGAAAATTAACTAGATAGTCAGCGACTGTGTCTTTGCCGCTGCCGATAAATCCGCAAATTCCTATGATCATAATATCCTCCAATTAAGGATATTATAGCAGATTTATTATAATAAGATCAACCAGTAATCCAAGTATAACCAGATCCGCCAGGAACCAATTTCATCAAATCGTCCGTGAGCTTTTCCATTTCTGCCTGCGCTTCTGTTTTGAGAGCAGCACCATTTAAACTGCTTCCGCCTTGGGGACCTGCTATCTGTGCGAATTTTTCTCTAGCCTGTCCGAGCATCATTTTACAGTTAGCTAAACTATAATCTTTGATCCATTGTCCTGAATAGACATCATCTATTATAGCAAAGTCTGGTTTGGTATTGTAAACCTGCAACATCACCGACTCTTCTCCTCTAGGTCTTTGATGTATAATCAATTTGTGGGTTTGAGGATGCCAGGTAAAGTTAATAAAACTACCAAACATTTTACCTACTAGTTCTTGATACTGGGCAAATAATTCATAGGTTAATAAACCACCCATGTTAGTAGAACTTAACAGATATGTGTTTGTATAAGCTAAATTGAAAGGTTCGAACACTGTACCACCCGTACCGTTACCTGTTCTAGATCCCACGGATCTACGAAATATCTGTCTTACCTGCTGTATTTCTTTAGGCAATATATATTCGTTGTTACTGTCGGTTAAGGTTAAAAACGCATAACTTTCTTCAACAGCATTATCGCTGCGTTGACGGAAAACTGCCAAAGAACGATTTAGGGCTGTTTCGTAGTGTATGGGGTCTAATTCTACATCAACCATGCCGTTGCCTAACATGGCTTTACAGTAGTCAAAAACCGCTTGTTTAGATTGATCGTTTGAGCTCATACTACTATTTATTGCTACGGTAAATATATGACTATGCCAAGACTTTCGCTGTATCGCCCAGAAAAGGGCAATGACTATAAATTCATCGATAACACCGTTTGGGAAATGTTCCAGGTTGGCGGTACTGATGTGTTTGTTCACAAATATATAGGACCCGATGTATCGGTGCAGGGCAATACACCCAGCACTCCCACTTATAATTCGGACGATCCTTTTCAAATACAAGATCTCCTATTCTTAGAAAACAGAGATCGCAAATATGATCCCGATATCTATATTCTAAGAGGGCATTATAGTCTAGCAGATATAGATTTTAATCTCAGTCAATTTGGTTTATTTCTACAAAATGACACGATTTTTATTACTTTCCATATCAATGATACTGTAGAAAAATTAGGAAGAAAAATTATTGCAGGAGATGTAATAGAATTACCTCACTTAAAAGATGAGTATGCTCTTAATGATTTCAAGTATGCATTAAAAAGATTTTATGTTATAGAAGAAGTAAGCCGTGCTGCTGAAGGTTTTTCTGTAACTTGGTATCCTCACTTATATCGTGCTAAATGCAAACCTCTAGTAGACAGTCAAGAATACAAACAGATATTAGATCAAATAGCCAACAAAGAAGCAGATAAAGGTACATATAATCCTAATATCACTTATTATCCAGGCGACATCGTTACTGGACCAGACAGTAAGAAATATGAAGTAATACAGGAAGTCACAGGAGTAACTCCACCTAATTCTACCTATTACCAATTAGCCGATACCCTAAGGGATATAATATCTACCTACGATAAAGAAATGCAGATCACTCAGGCTGTTCTCGATCAAGCCGAAGCAGATGCTCCAAGAAGTGGATATGATACATCTAAATTCTGGACCTTACAAAGATACGATGACGGCACAGCGGAGTTAGCAACAACGGATGCGACAGCAACTACCGTTGATGCTGCGACACAGGCCACAGACGAGGATGGTAATCTTCTGTATGACGATAACGGAGATCCGATTTACGTTGGTCAAACCGCCAGTTCAGTGTCCATGCCCGCTGACGGTGACGGATATGTTGGGTATCTTACCGCAGACGGGTTACCGCCTAACGGTGCTCCATTTACTGCCGGCATAGCATTTCCTATGAATCCCTCTGTCGGACAATTTTGTTTGCGAAAAGATTATTTGCCTCATAGATTGTTTAGATTTAACGGAAATCGCTGGATCAAGTTCGAAGATAATGTGCGCATGACCATGAGTAATCTAGGAGAAAGTGATATTGGTATAGGAGATACTTTTGCTGGCAAGGAAGTTCGGCAGACACAAAAAACTACCTTTATTAACAATGGAAAAACAGATAACATCGATGGCCACGTTACTAAAGAAAAACAGAGTTTATCAAAAGCTCTTAGACCACAGGCAGACGAATAATGGATTATTTTTATGACGGTCAGATAAGACGATATGTAACACAGTTTATGCGTGTGTTCATAGGTTTTAAATGGAAAGCAGGTGATGGCACAGAATCCACTGTTCCTGTGATGTATGGGGATATGACTCGACAGGTAGCCGCTATAATCAAAGACAATTCAGAAAATAAAATGTTGACGGTGCCTAAAATGGCCTGTTACATTTCTGGTCTTGAGATGGACACCAATAGATTGTCGGATGCTACCTTTGTCAGCAAAGTTCATATTAGAGAACGTAGATACACAGATGCCAGCGGAACTAGAGAATATCAAAACGTTCAAGGCGGTAATTATACCGTCGAAAGATTGATGCCTACCCCATTTAAACTCACGATGAAATGTGACATATGGACATCGAATACTGATCAAAAATTACAATTATTAGAACAGATCTTAGTATTGTTTAATCCTAGTTTAGAATTGCAAACCACAGATAATTATATAGATTGGACCAGTCTCAGTGCATTATATCTTAGCAGTACAAACTTTAGTTCTAGAACGATACCTGCTGGTGCTGAAAGTGAAATAGATATCTGTACTTTAGAATTTGAATTGCCTATATGGTTAACTCCTCCTGCGAAAGTTAAAAAACTTGGAATCGTACAAAGTGTCATCTCTAACGTGTTTACGGACAGTGGAGACGTTGTCAGCCTAGAAGAATTAGTTTACAATCGCAGAACAGGATCTTTTGGTACTACTACTAATAGATATGCTGTATTGTTGTTTAAATCTAACACAGGTAACCTCACTGACAATCAGTATGATTTAACTCTGGTCAATCCTACTCATGCTGTTTTAGCGTTAGGGTTAGATGAAAAAGAATTCAGCGACGGAGAACCTGTTGACTGGAACGCTATATTAGAAGTGCAGGGGGGATATGTTCCGGGAAGCGAAATCTGGTTTAAAAAACCCGACGGTACAGAAATATTAGGAACATATGTGATCAATCCTATAGATCCTAGTATATTGACTGTGACTTTAGATGCTGATACGTATCCAGGCAACGACGATATATCTAGCACTATTCCCGGCGGTGAAACCAGAGGAACAGTTGATGCTATTATAGATCCTTACAAATATAATCCTCTAGAAGTCTATGGTGGATACGCTGGTATACCTGTCGGGATTAGATTCCTGATGCTAGACGATGTTAATAACAGTGCCAATAGAGGAGGATTTATAGAATATCCTTCGGATCCAGCAGATAGCACTAATGTTCCTTATAGAGGTCCAAAAGCATGGCGTGAACCCAGCAACGATGACAGTTCTTGGGTCAATCAAGATGGCACTGATCCGATAATTAAAGCCAATTCTATCATAGAATGGACAGGTAATACATGGGCTACGATATGGGATCCCGATGAAAATACCTTAGAAGATGCCGCAGTGGCAGGCCAAGATTTTGAGCCCACTTACATCCAAAATATCCGTACAGGTATCAAATATCGCTGGGACGGCGAACAATGGCTCAAGGCGTTTGAGGGCGAATACCGGCCAGGAGACTGGAACTTCAGAGTAGGTCCTTGATAAGTACTGGCATGCAACAGCGTGCCGGTCTATTATTCCTAGCAAAAAATACAGGTAGAGTCCTCTTGATACTAGAGGATTATCGATGGACGGTGCCCACTTTTCCTAGACGAGGTCCTCTTTTAGAAGATGTAAAATCTCTGTTAGAAGAATATTCGTCGGGGAGAATTTTACCTATAGAACTGTATCTCAGCGAAGATCGCGGGTTTGAATATGGTACATATGTTTGTCTAGTAGATCAAGAATTTTTAACGCAGGCCAGCGAAACAGTTTGTTGGGCATCTCTTGATTTTTTACCTAAACAATTACATAACGGATTAAAGATCACATTGAATAATCAAATCATCCGCACAAAAATAGATACGATAATGGAGTTAGAAAAAAATGCTGCAAAATACTGAAAGATTTCAAAACGATATTAAAAAATACAAACAGATAATAGAATCTATATCTAATGAAAAAGAAAAATTAGAGACACAAAAATTATTGAACGATCTAATGTATGAAGTTAAAAATATGGATAATATGTATTTGGATATGGTTTATGGTAAACAGTTGCCTTCGATGGGTGCAGAAATGAGAGAGAAAATCATTTCTATTAGAAAAAAATTAGAGCAAAAAATTAATCAAAATCAAAAGATTTGAGATATTTCTTCCATAAATATCTTACTTTATTAAAGAGAAAAATATGCAATTAAAGAATTCCTATTATTACTTTGTGAAAGCCATTCCTAAAGAAACCTGTGAACGAATCATCGAATTAGGTACAGAAAAGATGGAGAAACTTTCTTCGGAAGGAAAGGATCTAGAAGCTTTTACCTACGGAGAACAGCAAAAGGGAGCAAAGCCCAGTGCAGCACCTCAGGGGGATTTAAGTAAACAGCAATTAAAAGAAAAAGGAGTTACAGATGTATATGTTCGCGATAGCAAAGCTACTTGGTTAAATGAAAAATGGCTTTACGATTTAGTATACCCTTATATTGCAGAAGCAAATATTAAAGCAGGATGGAATTTTCAGTACGATTATTCAGAAAGTTTTCAATTTACAGTTTATGAACCCGGAGGTTTCTATAGCTGGCACAGCGATGGGGGCAGTGATCACTTCAGTGTTTATCAAAGATACATTTATGGGGTCACACCTATTCAACAACTTCACGAGGATAGATTACCAGAAAAATGGGTCACTGATCATAATATGGTCGGAAAAGTTAGAAAAATATCTATGACTTTGAATTTAACAGACCCAGAAGAATACGACGGCGGCGATTTGATGTTTGATTTCGGAAGTCATTCAGAAAACGAGCAATTTCACACATGTTCAGAAGCAAGAGAACAGGGATCTATAATAATTTTTCCAAGTTTTGTTACTCATTGTGTGTCTCCAATCTCTAGAGGTAAAAGATACAGTCTAGTATTATGGACTCTAGGAAAGCCATTCCAATAATATGATTATTACATCTTGTGTGTTAGATGATTTTTTAGAAAATCCCAACAGCGTGAGGGAATCTGCACTTGAAAATAATTTTTTTCTAACTGGAAATTTTCCAGGATCAAGAACAAATTTTTGTGACGAAAATTATTACAACTATTTAAAAAATAAACTAGAAAATATTTTTAATTTTAAAATAAAAGAAAATTTTCAAAAAAAATTATGTTTTCAACTATGCTTAGAAAAAGACGACACGTGGATTCATACAGATGAATATGAATATACAGGAATAATTTTTTTAACTCCAAATGCACCGGTTGAATCTGGTACTGGAATATATAGACACAAAGAGAAAAACACATTTTTAAGATGCGACAATGAAATATTTGATAACGATTTAAAAAATTGGGAAATGGTCAATATGATAGGAAATGTTTATAACAGATTAATTTTAATAAGAGGCGATTCCTATCACAGGAGTATTTTACCGGGATTTGG